ACCCCGCCTCGTTCCAAAACCTCGTTCCATTGACCTGGTCAAAAAACAATTAAGTGGAAGCGCAGCGTTATAACTATGTCTCGGGTTAGAAATTGGTGCTTTACTATTTTCAATTACGTCCTTCCATTATTTACCACTCTTCCAGATTGGGCCAATTACATCGTCTTCCAAGAGGAAGAATGCCCAAATACTAAAAGAAAACATATCCAAGGATATGTTAATTTAAAAAATCCTCAGAGATTTGCATTTTTAAAGAAAAAATTGCCCGGTGGATCCCATATCGAACCTTGCAGAGGTTCCGCATCCAGCAATAGAGACTATTGCACAAAGGATGCTTCTCGGACCGGAGGGCCATGGGAGTTTGGCGTGTTCGCGGAAACAGGGAGCAACAAGAGGAAGACGATGGAACGTTTTCAGGAAGACCCAGAAGAACTTAGACTTGCCGACCCTAAACTGTATCGTCGCTGCCTGGCGACGAAGGTTAATACGGAGTTCTCTGGTCTGGTACTCCCTGTACTTGACAGACCATGGCAGTTGGTGGTTGAGAAACTACTCAACCAGGGCCCAGATGATAGAACTATCATATGGGTGTTTGGCTCTGAAGGTAATGAGGGAAAGACAACGTGGGCGAAGAAGAAGATCCAAGATGGCTGGTTCTACTCAAGGGGTGGAAAAGGAGAAAACATAAAATACCAATATGCAGAGCATCTTGGTCACTGTGTTTTCGATATCCCTCGTCAGGTAGAAGATAATCTCCAATATACGGTATTAGAGGAAATTAAGGATAGATTAATTAGGTCTAGTAAATATGAACCTATAGATTTTAATTGTATTGATAAGGTTCATGTTGTTGTTTGTTCTAATTTTTTACCTTGTTTAGATTCAGAGTATAATAATAGGGGTGAAGTTGTTAAGAAGCCCTTATTATCTAGGGATAGGGTCTTTCTAATTAATATTGATGAGTCTGTATGTGGTCATCCTGATGACCTTCAAGCATTTGATTTGTACTTGAGTCTTGAATAAATGAAATTTATTCATGAGAAAAAAAAAAGAAAAAATGAGAAAAAAAAAAGAAAAAAAGAACACACACAAAACACACACATGCCAAAAAAACAATACACTTGAGAAAAAAAAGGAAGCGCAGCGTAATGTCTTTAATTTGAAAAAATTAATGGAATTTCAATTCCGTTAATGAAAAAAAGGAAGTGGTCCCAGTGGTCCCCTATTAAATGAATGACACGGATCGACAACCGGTACAACCGGTAACAAACACAAAAAAACCGGAACTGTTCAGAAAAAGTGAAAGGAAAGGTGACTGGTACGCGGGGTTAGTATT